ACAACTTTTTAGAATAGCACTATATTGTTCTATGTATTCTTCTTCCACTTCTGCTAATACTGAATCGTGTACCAACGCAAATATCTTCATTTGCTTTTGCATACCAGCTTCTTTTATCTGCTTCTGTGCATCAATAGCGCCAAGTAAGTTTACATCAGATGCAATAGACTGAACTAAAAAGTTTACTCCAGACCTTACTTCATGTGTCGCTATACCTCTATCTTTTGAGAATACGTTTGGTAATCTTCTTTTTCTACCGAAGAATGAGTATAGAAAACCATTGTCCTCAATAAATTTTTTCTGACTATCCAACCATCTTTTTAATCCAAAAAATTGTTGAAAGTAATCATCAATAACTTCTTTTGCTTCTGTGGTACTAAAATATTTACCACTATCCTTACTTACTTGTTCACTAATCTTCTTTGGACCTGCACCATACATTATTCCAAAAGTAACAGCTTTTGCCATTTGTCTTTCTGTAGAATAATGAGTTGCAACTTCATCTACTTCGCAGGGTAGATTGAATACTAACTTAGCAATATTACTATGAAAGTTGCCTCCATTTTGAAATACTTGTTGCAAAGCTTTATCTTTTGCAAGAACTGCGGCACAATAAACTTCTGCTGTTGTTAAGTCCATTGCAACTATCTTTTTGCCTTCTCCTGCTTTTATACACCCTTTGACAATAGGATTATCTCTAGGTATTTGTTGCATATTCATTTTACCACTAGAAGATAGTCTGCCTGATGTTGTGCCATGCAGATTAAAATTAGTTCTTAGTCTACTATCTCTATCTAGTTGTGGATAAATTTTATCAAGATAAGTTGATTTAATTTTTACTTTTTGTCTTATGTCTAATACTAGTTGTGGTATCTCATGCTTGAGAGCTAGTTCTTTTAATACTTCTGCATCTGTGCTATCTGCTCCTGTTCCTGTCTTTTTACCTGTAGGTTCTAGACCTATGTAATCAAACAAAAGAGAACGAAGTTGAACTGTGCTATTTGGATTAAAGTCTTTACCTTGATTTATTTCAAACTGTTGTACTGCTTCGTACTCATATAGTTTTTTAACTGCCTCATCAATATTATCTTGCATAAGATGAGTCGACATTTGTAATCTGTCTTTATCAAAAGGCACTCCATTATCTTGTATATCAATTAGAAACTTAGTTCCCTCTATGAGAATATCTTTATATACTCCATATAATCTTTCATTCTTTACTAGAGCAGTTTCAAACTTTCTAAATAGTAAGAACGTACAAACTGCGTCCATAGCAGCGTAGTCTTTCATTATATCAAAAGGAATCATATCCCAACTAAAGTCACTTTTTAGTATTCCATTTCTTCTACAGTAATCTTGAATCCACTCATACATTGGTTTCTCGTAATCACCATATGGCGTATACTTAAGAGATAATTGTTTTAGACCGTGTCCTCCTGGATTTTCATCTAACATATAATGTAGTAGCATAGTGTCTTCGAATCTTGGAAACTTAAATCCAAAATGATAACTGAAGAAAGCAATATCAAACTTAGCATTATGAAATACTACTCTTTTCTTATCAAAGAGTTGTTGTAAAAGTTTTTCTGCTTTTTCATCTATACAGTCTGTGTTTATATATGCTCCATGCTCATCTTCATAGGATAAACTAATACCTATCATATATCCATCTCTTGGATATAGTCCTGATGTTTCTGAGTCAAGTGCAATGAAATCATTGTCATGGTCTAGTGCCTTCTCTAAAAATACATAGAGGTCACTGCTTTCTGTAATACCATAACATTTGTCTTTTCCTAGCTTTGCCTGTTTTAGTTCTCCTGTAATATACTTTTTAATATTCTCACATGATTCTTCCCAAGTCTTTTTAGCCTCAGGTTTAAAAGCAAGCATTGCTGGGTTTATTACTGGTAGAAATTTATCATTCACAACTCTACCACTATATTCTGTTACTGAGTTTTCTTTTGTATAATGTTTCAATGCTTCTGAGCCTATAAGTATTATCCAGTCGTAGCTATCAATATTTACTTCTAAGTCTACATCTCGTTTTAATACTTTCTTTACTGATGGGTCAGAACACAATGCCATTCTATCAAATTCGAACTCATTATTAAATAATTTTACATAGTCATTACGACTAGGTTTACTTTCTATTAATGCTATCTTAGCCATATAATTGTTCCTTTAATTGTTTTACTTTATCTTTTGTTAATGCTCCTGCGTCACCTAAGCTAACAGGAATTTTTACGTTTGTATGTAATATTTCTGCAATATCACACATTTCTTCTAATTTTGTTGCAGCGTCTTGTCCTGCTTCATCGGGGTCAAACATTATATCAACTTGTGATATTCCCTGCATTTTTAATAATTTTAGTTTATCAACATCTATATTTCTTGTGCCAAAACAACACATAACATTTTCTAACCCTTTGTCATGCAAATTTAGCATATCAAATATGCCCTCTACTAATATTACTCTACCTTTTATAGAACGAACTCGACTAGGATATAACGGCATAATCGCTTTTGGGGGGTGGATTAAATACTTGGGAACATCAGTTGGTGACTGTGTTCTGCAGTTAAATGCCACTATTCTCCCAGTCAAGTCCTTGATTGGAAAAGATATTCTGCCAGTAAAAGGTTTATCTGGGTGTAAAAATGCATCAAACTTTTTATATGTATCAGGTTTGATTGTTCTCCAGTTACCTACATAAGGCATAAAATCTTTTGGCATCTTCAAACCTATCGAAGACGCTCTTTTTTCTTCTATCTTTCTTCTAACTTTCTCTCTACGAATATCTAATGGGTTTGATGGTGCATCAAAGTGATTAAATAAGTTTCCCTTAAAGCCACAAGAAAAACAGTTAAATACTCCTGTAATTCTATCTATTCTCATACTTGGATTGTTGTCGTCATGGTCTGGACTTAAACACCTAACAATCGCATCTGCAGGTGATAATTTATATTCTATCTTTCTTTCTTGTAATAATTCTTCTACTGTCATTCTACCTCTACCAATTCCTCTCCGTCTACTGTTACTAGACAAACTTCACACCAACCAAAATCATCATGATTGCATTGTCCATACTTTGCTAATTTTCTTTTATTACTCTCATGCATAGTCTTTACCCAACCATCAGACGTCTCTTGCCATGTCTTTGTGTTTTCATACTCACGTAATTTATTTCTACCCATTTACCACCCAATAAATCATTGAACCTACAAAACCAAACCCTATAATCATTATCATAGTAAATGTTAAAGCATAAAAAAAGTATTCTAAAAATTTCATCAGAATAATGTTTCGTTTATTGCCATAACCATAAACATAAGGCCTAGCATACTAAATTGAATTACTACTGCAACTGCTACTATGAGTAGTTGTTTATCTGCCCACCAATTTAATTCTTTTTCTTCCCACTCTTTAAACTCTTTATCAGTTGCTTCTGCGGGTTTAAAATTAAGTTCTGTTTGTGTAAAATATTTTTCTGACATTACTGCTTGTGCTTCCATTTTAATTTATCTCCTAACTCTTCAAAGTCTGTCATTTTTGTTTTTCCATCTGTGTCATACTCGTAATATTTACTTTTCCATACGAGTTCTGCCATTTGAAACCATATTGCTATAGCCTTATCTCTAAATTCTTTTTCTGACCATAAGTAATATAAGTTCCACCATTCTTTTGTAAATCTACAAACATCTATCTTTTTCTCGTAAAACTCTGGGTTTGTTTTTACTACTTCTACTAATGCTCTCATGCGTTGACTACCTGCTATTGGATAATAGTTTGGCATGCATAGTATTGGATTCATTATTCCATTTTCTACTACACTCTTTACTAGTGGTTCATTTACAGGAACTCTTTCTATATTGTCCATTATCTTGGGTTCATACAATAGAAATCTAACTGTGCATACTTCCCACTCATAGGGAGGCAATGCTACTAAATCTGCTGTTTCTTTACTAATTCTATCTGCTGCCATATTCTTCTTCCATTTGTTCTTCATACATAGGTCTAAACTCTTCAAGTGTGGGTATTTTTATATGCATTTCATTACTTAAATTATACTCATGTAATTTTCTTACATAAAGTATGTATGCTGTTTGTATTTGTTTTTCTGTATATAATATCACTTTATTTTTCCTTTGACCTGTTTTAAGGTCTGAAAATAGTGTGTAGTTATCTCTACATTATATGTCGCTCCATTACGAACTGTTGCTTTTGTTGTATCTTCTAATACATAGTAAGGTATGAGTCCAAACTTTTTATCAGAAAATATTCTATAATTTTTTCCTTTTTCTACTAATGTCATCATATGTCGTCCACGTTTTCTCCTGTAGCCATACTACTTGCTACTTCTTCTCTCTCTTTTGGATTAAGTGCAGACTGCGGACCAATCTTTAGAGTTTCCCAATCGACTACACTTGTAAAACTTTCCATTCTATTACTTCTCATTTTTGTACAATTAAATGTCATACACTCATCTTGCTGTTCCCATGTTTCAAGAGCATAGGCAGCATCTGCCGCATCAAGTATGCCTTTTGCAAATCTAGCCTCTCCACTAGCATCTGTTTGATATGGAGCAAAGAATAATGTTTCATACTCTTGTGCATATAACTTCATTTTCTTACTAACCTCTATTTGTTCGGTCCAATCATATTGTCCTGCACGAGTAGGGGCGTTGTGTCGACGAACTTGGTTCAGGTAATCCACTATAACCACTCCAACATCAAGTTGATTGACTTTTTTATCTAACTCAGACTGTATTTTTGAGAGAGTTAAGGCAGGGTCATAGATAACATCTAACTGCCTTTCTTTGTGTAGGGGTAGCTTTGTTAAGTCTTTATGAAATTTATCAAAGTCATGAGTTTTTTCAAACTCAGACAGTAAATCATGTCCTCCATCAAAACGACCTGCCCACCAGCCTCCGACTAGATTCCATTCTTCAGATGATAACATCTTACTTCTAAGTCTTCTAAGTGGTATTTTTGTCGCTATAGAACATATTCTTTGAAGAATACTTCTACTATCCATTTCTATTGTAAAGTAAAGGGCACTTCTGCCATTCTCATATACATTAGAAGCAATATTACAACAGGTAAGTGATTTACCTGCACCTCGTCGTCCTCCTACTAAAACTAAATCTTTCGGAGAAAATTGTATCTGTGAATCATATTCACTATTAAGTCCTAAAGGTAAATACCTCGCTAGTTCTTTGTCATCTTCAAAAAGAGATATGCTTTGCATACTTTCCTCTGGTGGTTTGACATCTACCTTGTCACTTACTTTTAGAACTATTTCTTGTAGTTGTTCAATATTTTCTTCTGCCGACGCCATTGCAACTGTCTTGTCAATGTAATTATCTAACTCATCTAGAATCTGCACTTGCGCATATTCATTTTTTAGATAGTCTAATAAAAGCCATGCGTCAACCTCGACTTCAACAGTTTCGATTGCAGATATTTTTTCTTGGAGTTGCCTGTCTCGGACTTCATATGACAGGTCTTCGAATTTGGGAAGGTCTTGATAATTATCTATGTGTTTATCTAAGATGTGAAAAATCGGCTGGTACTCGCCAGGTAAGTAATGTTCTTTTAATTTAGACCATGTATCTAAATCTTTCTGAACTATTATTTGTTTAAGTAATGCAGACGCAATATTCACGATAACCCTCTCTCAAAGCATAAAACGGCAGGGACTATATGCCCTGCCGACTAAATGAAATTTGCGTTTAACCTATTTCTTTTTTAGCTGCACCGTTGTAATTAGCACATTGTAAACCTCTTCTGGTTAACATTGTTTTAACGCCTCTTACAGTTTTACCGATTTCATCTGCGATTTGCTCAACAGTCATATCAGTAATATCGATATCAGCAAGAT